ATATCACCTTGTAAAACATCTTTGATTCCTAACTTTGGTAAGTGCTTGAGTGCAACTTTGAGTTTGGAATTAAGACCTGGCGATGAATGATTTGCATCAATGTCTGCATTTGTATAGTTGACTTTTGGATTCTTGTTGAAAACTCCCTTGGTCCCTACGAAAAATCTCTTGTTCTCTGGATTGATTCCTGCAAAAACAGCAGGAGCTCCATCCCATTTGACAGTCACGTTTACACTTGACTTTGTACTTCCTGCAAGCATATCCCTCAAAGATTGAAGGAAATTGATTGCTGCCCGTGTTCCGTTGACTCCGTTGTTCAACACCTCATCTTCAAGGTGCTCTAAATGTAAGTTCTTGCCCTCTGCGCCTTCAGCAAGATACTCTGCGAATGTAATCATTCTTCTAATTTTAAGTTTTTGTAGGTAGGGATAACGATATAATTATTTATAAGATCACGAAACTTTGGGTCCGTCATCTTCACCATTCTCTTCTATGTCTTTTGCAACTTGCATCAGAGCATATGCGAATTCATCTTTATTTGAATAGACAAACCCATGTGGTGCATCTGTAGTATGGAAGGTAGCGAGATTTCCAAAATGGTCTTCAACCACAAAATGGATTTCATTGCCTCTTGTGTGCATCGGTTCTGTAATACCAATGCAATGTAGATGCACACCCAACTCTGGGTGTGCGTAATATCCACCTAATTTAATATCAAGTGCGTTCTTTTCATCACGGAAGTCCGCTAGATTGACAACCTTTTTAGGATCTCCACTCTTTTTGCTCATTCTCTATTTGCCTAATCAATTTAATTTCATCTTTCATTCGTTGTCTCTGTGCAGCTTCTCGTTTGAGTTTCTTTTTGAGAGAGGGTTTTATATAGTGAGATTTATCGTTCACTGTCTTGATTATACCTTCATTCAAAACTGCGGATTTGAAACGAGACAAGGCTCGGTTAATGTTCTCGTTTGGTTTAACACGTACAGATATCATAATGACTCCTTAGAGGTTTATTTTATTTAATAATTTATAACACTAGTATATCAAGACAGTGACGATATGTCAAGTCATTAAATCGGAAACAATAAAAACAAACAAAAAACAACCATACTGTAGGATAACATTAATTCTTTCATGCTAATCCCCATCTATTTCCCCTCATAATGTTTCTCTCTCTTTGTTCTAAATCGAACCTATCTTTTGATTGAGAAAGATAATCATGAACAGATGAAAATGTAACATCCATTTTGAAAGAATCAAACGTCAATGCGTTTTTTATTCTTGAGAATAAGGAAGGTTTTTCCCTTCTTGATTGATAATTATGAAATGCTTCTTCAGCATCACACAAGTTACGATACTCTGCTCGTAACCAAGGTTCAAGTTCTGCATCGTAATCTCTCACTTGCACATAAAAAGATTTTTCATTTAGAGCATGGGAGTGTTGGATTGACACTCTGTTCCTTTCTTTTTTTAGAGATTTAAGAAGGGACACTCCCTTTTCGTGTCCCTCCTATTTTTAAGCGGGAACCACCTCCGCTTTTGGTTTCACGTAACCCCTGACCATTTTGATTTCGTCTTGAGTTACAAATTCACCATGACCAATAGTATATGCGGCATGACCAAACTCTGCAAGGTCAATACCCTGTGTTTCTTCTTCAACTGAAACTCGCAACCCCATTACCATTTTTATGATAAACCAAACTATCAAACTGGAAGCAAATACAAACCCCCCGATAATTCCTATACCATAAAGTTGAGTAACTATGGATGCATCCTCTTTGAAGATACCTACTGCCAGTGTTCCCCAAATTCCAGCGACAAGATGGACTGATAGAGCTCCAACTGGATCATCAACCTTTACTTTATCAAAAAGTGGAATTGCAAGGACTGCTAGACCAGAACCAATTACTCCAATAAGAATTGACAACGCTATTGTTGGATAATCTGGACCTGCTGTAATTGACACAAGTCCTGCAAGTGCTCCGTTTAACACTAACGTTAGGTCTACTCTTTTATATAGTAATTGTGTGATAATCATGGCAGTTACCGCTCCTGCAGCTGCAGCCATGTTCGTGTTCAAGATTACACTTGCGATTGCATTGACATCATCTTTGGTTCCCATTGCAAGTTGTGACCCACCATTGAATCCAAACCAACCAAACCAAAGTATGAAAGTACCTAAAGTTGCAAGTGGTAAATTTGAAGGTGCAATAAGATTTACTTTTCCATCTTCAGAATACTTACCTGTTCTTGCACCTAAGAGTATGACTCCTGCAAGTGCTGCCCATCCTCCAACGGAATGAACAATTGTTGAACCAGCAAAATCAGAGAATCCCATTTCAGATAGAAATCCTCCACCCCAAGTCCATGCACCTTGTAATGGATATATCACACTAGCAAGCACAAGGACGAAAACCATGAATGACCAAAATTTCATTCGTTCGGCAATTGTTCCCGAAATAATACTTGCAGCTGTTGCGACAAATACCACTTGGAAAAAGAAATCTGACATACCAGAATGATCTCCGTCTGAGATACTTCCATACATCAGTTGATAACCTACTACAAAGAAGGCTAGACAGGATAAGGAATACAAACAAATATTCTTTGTCAGAATAGCAGTTGTATTTTTTGTTCTTACCATTCCTGCTTCTAACATTGAAAAGCCTGCCGCCATCAACATCACCAGCACACCGCTGAAAAGAAGTAGAAAGGTGTTCAAAATATACTGAATATCATTCATAACATCTCCTTTCAGATGTATATATTTTAATCAAATTTTGACATATTTTTTAATCACAAATGAAAGGAGATGATTAAAATTTAGACACAAACTTTGCAATATGTTGAGCAAAAGGAAGGAATAAAACTGCCATGAAAAGATTCACACCAGTATGAACCATTGCGATATGTTTTGTGATACCTGTTGGCATTCCATCTGAAACGAGAAGTCCTGCAATCCATATCGTTCCAGTAGTTCCAATGTTAGCACCAAGGACTGCACCAATCGCAGCTGGTAAAGGTAATGCACCACCAGCAACCAGACCAATGATTGCAGTTGTTGATAGTGATGAAGATTGCCAAAGAAGAGTCATAATGATTCCACCGAAAAACATATAGATTGGATTTCCAAGAAACCACTGAAGATGGTCAATATTTCCCATCGCTTTCATACCACCTGAGAACATCTTTAGACCAATGTAAAAAACAACCAAACCAATGAGTGTCTGAATAACAGGATTTGACAGTTCCATTTTTTGGACCCTTTTTATGAGTTTTGCTTTCTTTGATACTTTCATGCAAGTATATATTATTTTTTAAAGTTACATTGTTAGACAAATGTTAAAATTCAAGTTTTTATATATAAAAAGAAATCGCTAAGCGATGGAAAGGAAAAATGACGAGTTTAATCTCTCCAAAAGATTTTACCTCTGTCACCCACCAAATGAGATCCTTTTTTCTGGAAAAAGGATTCCTAGAAGTTCACACTCAAAATCGTCTATCTATTCTTGCTGCTTGTGAAGACCCGACAACAGTCACCACTTACGAGTATGCAGAACAAATTTGGCCTCTTCCTCAAACTGGTCAGATGTGGTTAGAATACGAACTACTTACAAACCCATCACTTCCCGGCTGTTTCTGTGTCTCTACTTCTTATCGTCAAGAAGAGAATCCTATAGACGGAAGACACGAACTCATCTTCCCAATGTTTGAGTTTGAAATGCCTGGAACCTTTGATGATTTGTTGCAAATGGAAAATGACCTTTGCAAGTTCCTTGGATTTAAGTGCGACCATGGCAGGGCACGACTCACGGAAGATTTCCCCGGCGGAAACTACTTGAGTATGTGCGGTAAGTACACAGCACCTGACAACTTACTTACCGCTAAACATGAGTCAGATATGTATGATGAATACGGAGATGTTTTCTTCCTCACTCACTTCCCCTACAATACCTCACCATTTTGGAATATGAAAAAGTCACCTGTCAAGGGATCAACAGGCGATGAAGTTGCATTAAAATGTGATGTCATAATGGGCGGTATGGAAACCATCGGTTCCGCTGAAAGAGCGGATGATGTGGATATGATGAGAGAACAGTTTCATACAATATCTGATGGTGGTTATGCTCGGTTGTTATATAACCTGTTTGGTAAAGAACGAGTACTCAAAGAACTTGATGAGTTTTTACAACATGATTTCATTCCAAGATTTGGTGGTGGAATCGGAGTGACAAGGATGATTTCTGCTATGAAGAAAGCAGAACTCATTGATTGAGATTGGAATTGTTATTCTTAATCTGTATGTTGCGTATTTGATATTGACAAGTTAAACTGACTCTGGGGTGGTGAAAATGGTAGACACGGCTAGTTGTTTGCTAGTTGCATCTTGTAGAAGGGATTGCGTGCTGGTTCGAGTCCAGCCCCCAGAGCCAATTACATAGCGTCAGGACCAAACATAAAAACTTCAGTATCAGATGTTTTATTTCTAGGTTTTTCTTTTACAAAATCTATCTTCTCCCATTTCTCTTCACGTTCTTTTAGAAGAAGACAAGTCATCCATTGTTCTTCGTCTTTGTAAATACAAGTATCTCTGTCAAGTGATACTTCTTGAATTGTTCCTCCACCATCATCGTCATGTCTCCACCCAAAGTGATATGGTGGATCAACTCTAAGCTTCAATCAGTTCTCCTAGAATAATAAAATCTTTATGAGGCATATTTGTCAATTCTTCTGGATGCATTATAACTACCATACCAACTCCACAATTGAATGTGTTTCTCATCTCTTGA